ACTTAACCGGAGTTTACTGAAATGGACTATCATGATCTTCACAAAGACAACCTCAAGAAGTTCGCGGAAGTTGATCCACCTTTATCTGAGATTCTTTTTATACTCAGGTATAGTGTGGATTCTCTCGTTGCTTCTCGTAGTTTGTCTCCTGTGGAGCGTGATGGTCTTCTCTCATTATCTTCCGATTTAAGTGATCAGATCGAGGGTTTAGGTGGATTTTCCACCGAAGGTCACAAGGGACCTTAATTCCGCTTAGTGAGCGGACTAGTTACTAGCCTTGGCGAGCGGAGAAGTTAAAGATGGTTACCAAAACCGTTTATCCCCAAACTATAAAGACTGCAAATAGTTATCATAAGCTGGGTAGTAATCCAGCTACGAACACTACTTTGAACTCTTTTGTGGATGGTTATACTCGGAATTGGTCACTAACCCCTAATTTCTTTGAACTAAAAAAGAAGAAGGCATTCATCCCTCCGCGTGATTATTACTTTGTACGTACTTCAGAAGGAATTCTCTTTGGGCATTGTAATGTTTATAACATTATCAATACTTTCATTGAGGGTACCGTTGGAGTATGTGTAGGTACTAATACTACGCCAGGATGGATTCCAGCTATATCAAAATGTGGACCAAATGGTTTATATGCCATTTACCAAAGCAGATTGAATAGCGCTCTTCTCCCACTTATTAAGGATCAAAAAGTTAATCTTGCACAAGTTTTTGCTGAGAGGTCCCTAACTGCAGAGTTAGTTACCTCAACTGCGATTACTTTAGCTAAGACTTTTTCTGATCTTAAACGTGGAAATTTAGTCGGTGCAGTAAAGACACTAACTGGTAGCCCTCCTCCAAAGCATGTAAAAAACTTTTGGAAGAAATATGGACCTATAAATATCCATACTAATCCTCAAGGTGCTAAAGATCGGGCTGCTAATACGTGGCTTCAACTGCAATACGGATGGAAACCCTTGTTACAAGACGTCTATGGGTCCGCTGAGCTTTGTGCTCAGAGCCTTCAAAGAAGTCGAGTAACTAAGGTTTCTACTAAACAGAAATACAAGTCCTATGTTCAGAATATTTATCATGTTGGTCTCTCTGGCAACTTAGTTGCCACGGAGAACTATTATGATACCTTTTCTTGCAAACAGTCTTGTTCCTTTTCTGTTGAATCCGCCGCAGCTCGCTCCATGTCAGAGATAGGGGTTTCAAACCCCTTAGCTCTAGCATGGGAACTTCTTCCCTACAGCTTCGTTGTTGACTGGTTTTTGCCCATTGGGCCTTGGCTAGGCAACATTGATGCTACGGCTGGTCTCACTCTCAATTCAAGGGTAATAAGCTATGCTTACCACCATTGGTGCGAGTTTGTTTGCAGCCCAGGGTCGAATGCTGGAGATCAATACGACGTTGATATGAGTGCTAGGCCTGAGATTTGGGAATACGGGAGAGATACTTTTGGTACCTTTCCTAATAACCCCTTACCTGAGTTCAAGAACCCATTTTCAATGACGCATTGTTTAAATGCTCTAGCTCTCCTCGGTCAGGTTTTTGGAAAATAACCTTATGAGGATTCTACCTTTCTTTGCATTTTGCTTAGAGAGGAATTCATCTACTACGTAGGAGTTATCGTCTCATGACGACACAAGCAAACGTTGTACTTCCCGACTTTACCCCGACGAATCATACCTTTGTGGCTGCCGGCGTTAGTGGTACCGGCGTTGCTCGTTGGTTGGAGAAAACTGCTGCTATTGCAGCAGGATACTTCACCCTTACGACCAGCGCCAAAGTATCGGCTAAGGTTGGCGACCCCGTTAGGTACTCGGCGAAGTTGGTAATGCCGACGGTAGTGACCGAAACTATCAACGGTGTGAATTACCTTAAGGTTTCACGCCAATCGATGGTCTCGACTGATGTCATTCTTGCTCCCGATGCTACCTCCACCGAACGAAATAATCTTATGTCCTTTTGGGCAAAGATGATGATCGTCGATGGAGCTGCACCGATGCAACTTGGCAGCCAGGTTTCAGGTTTGGACGTTATCGTTTGATTTCGTCTTAGCCTGTTTCGTCACTTCCTTTCTTCCATTAAATGGAGAACGACATTAAGACTTCTCTGAGAGACCTTAGGTTGGAACGTCCGGTAACGGATGACGTGATTTTTTACTTCCTCAGTTCTGTCGACAGCCCGAGGTCCTTGTCTATTTGGCTCTTGTATAAGGCCAAGCAGTTTGACGACCTCATAGATTTGGATTGCGATCCGCTTCATTATAATAATGCGGAGGACTTTCGCAATTCTTATCTGGCGACTCAGTTTCTATCAAAGAGCAAATTTCTACCTCTTAATCGAGATAGAAAACAACTTGCTTTAGATAAATTCTGGGAAAGCGAACAGAAGAATCGAGATACGAACCGAAAGTGGAAACGTCGTAACGAATTTTCACGTTACGATTGGCATCACATTTCTTGTGTTGCCAACAAAATCTTTTCCATATTAGGTTCAGATCCTGATTATGAAGAATTTATTAATCAGTCCTCTTGGGGGCCAGGTGCGTCTCTTCGAATTAAAAGAAGAGATGCCTCTAGCTACAAGAAATTCCACAGCGAATGTGGAATTACCGTTGATGCTTACGACACCGTTCCCTTCATAAGTAAATTCTATCCGCTTTTAAGCGAAAGAATTTACTGTGTTGAGAATGGCGATCGTGTTGTTGTCGTACCAAAGAACAGTAAAATTGATCGAGTTATACTTATTCAACCTGGCTGGAACTTATGGTTTCAGAAAGGAATTGGTAAGCAGATTCGTTCTCGTTTACGTTCTTGTGGCTTGGACTTAAACTTAGCACCAGAAAGGAATACTGACCTTTGCTATCGCTCTTCTAAGAGCGGTCGTTTAGCGACTGTCGACTTTTCTTCTGCCTCTGATCAAATAGCTATTGAACCTGTCCGAGAGGTTTTACCTCCCGGTTGGTTTAGGCTACTTGACCAGTTTAGGTCTAAGCGTTCTTTTGACTCAGCCCATACTTGGGAGAAATTCTCGAGTATGGGGAATGGCTTCACTTTCGAGCTCGAAAGCCTCATTTTCTATTCTATCGCTTTAACTTCTTGCGAAGTTTTAGGGGTAGACGATAGTGAGGTTTCTGTTTTTGGAGATGATGTCATTCTACCTGTTGAGGCATTAGAGCTTTTCCATTCAATTAGTGATCTCTTCGGCTTCACCTTTAACTCGAAGAAAACTTTTTCTTCAGGTTATTTTAGGGAAAGCTGTGGATCTCACTTTTTCAATGGCGTTGACTGTAAACCTGTCTTCTTAAAAGAGAAGATCTCCGATGTCCAAGGCGTTTTTAAAGTTTACAACGCTATAAGAAGGTTATCGCACAGGCGAATGAATAAACTTGCCTGTGATGGTATCTTCGAAAGGTGTTGTAGCTTTATCCGTGGTCTTATACCTGTTCGCTACAGGTTTAGGATTCCGGACGGCTTTGGCGATGTTGGTTTCGTTAGTAATTTTGACGAAGCAACACCATCAAGATTTAAGCATTCTCTATCTGGATACTCATTTCGAGCCCTGATAGATGTGCCTCTTAATCTTGAGTCTGAGGAGCCTGCCATTTTAATGGTTAGGCTTACGGAACACTCTGACGTTTCTCGTGGCAATAGCTATGAGATAAAAGCTAGAACTAGGAGGAAAATCAAAAACCTCCACACACTTGAGTGGTACAACCTTGGGCCCTGGATAAGGGCCTAGGAAGCATCACCTTTCGCCGAGAATTTTGATCTCGGCTGGTGAGAATGGGACCCAAGGGTCCCAAACCTCTTAATGAAAATGAG